CGAACTCGTACTGGCGTTGCTAAGGAAAGCCCCAAGTTTAATCGAGCTAGGAACGAGAGCCTACTGGCTTCCTCATGGTTTGGTTCAAGTGCTAAGTTAAACGATAGAGCTATGGACTTGTTGGTCAACACTCTATAAGCAAGCTTTAAGAGGGCGTCTACGTTTTTTAGGGTACCTCACCCGTTGTTGTAGCGTAGGCGTCCTCTTTTTTTATGAGGATGCAATGCCTATATATGAGTTTAAATGTCAAGAGTGTGGGCATAGGTCCGAGAAGTTGGTGCGTAACGAGTTGGCTATTGTAGGCTGTACTTGTGACGAGTGTGGTAGCAAAGAGCTAGAGAGGCTTATGTCCTCCTCTACCTTTATTCTTAAAGGGGGAGGATGGTATGCTGATGGCTACACTAAGGGTGGGGATTCGAGTTAGGTTTCGTATATGACTAAGACGATTACCTTAGAACTTACGGAAGCCCCAGACTATGAAGATCGTATGATTTATCAAATGGTATCGGACATGTTCGACGTTGATATACAGTTTCAGGATGCAGACATTGAAGTGGAAGGCGAGCCTAATAATGTAGCCGCATGGATAGCTTTTCACATTTTACCTATGGAGTTGGGAGATACATAGATGAGAAAGCCTTGGGAGTATGAAGAGATAACCAAAAGGATAAAGCCTTGGGTTCTTGATGATTATTTAACAGAGTACCAGAAGGAAGCATGGGACTGGAGCGTTAAGCGTACCGGCTCACTACTATGGTGGGCGTGTGGTTCGGGTAAGACCTTAGCTGGTTTGCTCTGGTTACTCGCGGGTACCACTAAGGAGTGCAAGCTTATTGTCACTCGCGCACCAGCTAAGCAGCAGTGGAGGTTCCAGATAGCCCAATACTCTGACTTAGACGCAAGGGTATTGAGTGGCTATGCACCTACCGTACTCGCAACAGAGGAGTGCATCATCATATCGTGGGAGATGCTACCTTACTGGTGGGAAACTATTAAGGAATGGGTAGAGTTTGAGAACCGTTCACTTTCTATTGTGTGGGATGAGATACACAAAGGGAAGTCATGGAGGCGTAAAGAGAAGTACGTCAAGCCAACGGGGGGAACTGGGTGGCGCTATATGGACAACAGGTCAGCCGCTGCCGCACGCTTAAGTAAGCTATCGTCCCGTCGCTTAGGTTTAACGGCAACACCCATACAAGATAGGCGTATGGACTTGTGGGCACAGTTAGATTTGGTGGAGCCTGCGAAGCACGGCACTAGCTATAACTGGGCCAAGAAGTATTGTGATGCTAAGGAAAGCTCATTCGGTGGGCTAGATACTAAGGGCAAGAGCAACTGTGATGAGCTAAAGCAAACGCTCAAAGAGATAGCCCACGTTGTATCGTATGCCGAGATGTCCAAGTCACTGCCACCTAAGCGTCGTCAGCTTATCTACTTAGATAGGGAAGAGCAGGGTAAAGCAGTAGGCTTTGCTAAGGCATTCAAAGAGGCAGGCAAGAAAGGCTTCCAGCATTTGTTTGAGACAAAGCTTCAAGCAGCAGCCGCAGTCAAACGTCCTTGGATTACAGAGACAGTTGTAGACTTAGTGGAAGGCGGACAGAAAGTGACCGTCTTTACCGGACGACGTAAGGACTGTGAGCAACTAGCCAAAGCCATTGGTAAGAAACTAGCTAAGAAGAAAGTACCTGTGTGGTCAGGGCATGGTGGTGATTCACTAGCAGCCCGTCAAGCGATGGTGCATGAGTACGCTAACTGTACAACAGCAGGTGTATTTGTCGGTACGACGGACGCATTCGGTGAGGCGATAGACGGTTTACAAAATACTGACACGGTGATATTCGCCTTACTTCCTTGGACACCGGGCAAGGTAACACAAGCCGAAGGAAGATTTTCACGTCATGGCTCGACACGTCCTGTGCTTATCAGTTACGTCATTGCGGAAGGGACAGTCGATGAGCGCGTGGCCGACGTGCTACTAGAAAAACTTGAGATTGTTGAACAGACTTTAGATGATGATGAAGCTGGTGGGGTGGCAGAAACCTTAGCTGGCATGGGTAATGAAGAAGAGATCTTAGAGAAACTATTTACACACTACTGAGGGGAAGAAGATGGAAGAAGAGATTGAAGGTGCCGAGGCTTACCTCCGCGCAAAGCTACGCAATGATGTAACGGATGTGCTACTTAAGACTGCACTTCCAAAGTCGGATTTACTCGACGAGATTATCGCAGCAGCCGCTACTGCCGCCATTGTCTTTCAAACCTGTACCGAGCAGCAAGCAGTACACAAGTTTGAACTGGCTTTACAGTCAGCCCGTAAGGGGATGGAGACGATAAACTCTGGTGTAAACTGGACGACGGACGGCTCGATAGAAGCCTGACGAGGGAAACATGGACAAGTTCTTGATTGACCCCGGTCCATCTCGTAAGGGATGGCATCGGTTGGCAAAGGTGCTACGGTGCCCACGCCTCTATGCAATGTCATATCTGAAGACTCACCGTACATCGGACGAGCCTCCAGCCGAGCCTTTGATAAAGGGGTCACTCTTTCATGTAGGCTTAGCCCACTACTATGGGCTGAAGTCTGACCTCTACGACGATGTGGAGTTGTACAGTCCAGAGGATGCGATTGAGGTCTTAGCCCAGTCGCAGCCACAAGGACACCGCGCAGCATGGCAACGCTATGTACCACAAATGCGTGAGACCTTGCTGGAGTACAGTACCCACTGGCACGCAGAGAACTGGGAGGTAGAACGCATAGAGCATGAGCTTTGTGTCAACGTCCATGATGAAGATCGGAACAGTACATACTTCTATACGCAACGTGTAGACTTAGTATGGCGAGCACCACTGACTGGTAAGATTTGGTTTGTAGATCACAAGACAACAGGGAGGTTTACCGAGAAGACACTTGGGGGCTACTCAATGAATGGGCAGTTCCTTGGTTATCAGATGATTGGACAGAAGATGTTTGGCAAAGACTGGGGTGGTGTCATCCTAAATGTCATTGAGTGGGGCAAGGGTGGGAAGGCAGCAAGCTTTAAGCGTATGCCTATCGATCCAGCACCACACTCTGTAGCCAACTTTAAGACGAGTATCCTAAGAGCAGAACGAACACTAAAGGAGTTTGAAGATATGAAACCAGAACTATGGCCCGGTACACATCAAGAGGCGGCATGTTGGCCATACCGCAAATGTAGATTCTATGACACATGCCAATGGGGGAGTAAGACATGAGACCATTAATCATCACCTACGGGGATCCGAAAACAGGCAAGACACTTGCAGCAGTGCGAGCTTTCCCTGACGGTTTGTTCATCACACCAAAGGGCGGACTCATGTGCTCTAAGTGGATGGGCTGGGAACCCAAGGTTATCGAAACCGAGGAGAAGCAACTTGGCATCCTCGACCTCATACCTATCATCGAAAAGGCTCAACACAAATACCCTGCTATTGTCATTGATGACTTTAGCATCATGTGTCAGGAAGAGCTAGCTAAGTGTGAGAAGCGCACTCCCGGATGGCAGGCATACGGTGTCTTCAACGAGCGTGTACGCAAGTTCCAGAAGGCATGTCGTACAGCAACGAACAACTGCCACATCATCATTACGATGCACTCCCAGCCCCCAAGAGAGGTTGAAGACAAGGGTGTCGTAGTACCACTGAAGGGATGTCCTATGCTGCCGGGACGACAGTTACCTAAGCAGTTCCCTACCATGGCAGACCTTGTAGCCCGTGTGGTTCACGACAAGAAAGCCATTGGTTGGGGCAACGTATACACTACAGCATCGGACCCTGACTGGACCGCAGGCGATCGCCTAGCTATCACTCCAGAGAAGTTCCCCCTCAATCTAAGAGAGGTGCTTCTGCTTGCCGGGTACGATGTTCCACGCCCCGAAGCCCTGAGCTTTATGGATGAGTGGGTAGACAAGATCTCGAAAGAGGTGAGCAAAGAGCTGATTAACAAACGACCAAAGGTGAAGGATGTTCTCCGTCCCTTTGTAGACTTGATGAAGAAGGAGGAACTTGACGACCGCCACATGCGGTGGATATTCGCAGACGCCCTAGACAGGGCGCAACTTAGAACCCATAACAATAACTTGATTGATAACTTTATTGAAACTCTGTAAGGAAGAAAACACATGTTTGATTTTGATTTTACTACTTTTTCTAGTAACCGTGCCCCTACTAAGGCTGGTGTCTATCCTGTTGAAATCGTGAGCGTTGAAGGACGCATCACCAAGACAGGCAATGGTCGCATTGACATTCGTACTCGCGTAACCGAGGGCGAGTTCGAGGGTGCTGCCATCCGTGACGGCATCAACCTGCCTACGTCGGGACCATCTGCCAACAAGCTTAAGAGCATCTGGACGACGTTCTTTGGTTCTTGTGGACTCAACCTGTCAGAGGTGAAGGCTACCTTTAGTCGTCCCTTTGGCTCTAAGGGTGACTCCAAGGAAGATGCGGTCAAGGCAGCGGAACAAGTCATTGGCGAAGTCGTCG